GATGAGCTCGCCGTTGCCTGCGGCACGTTTGACAGTGGCTTGCCAAACGTGCCGCAGGCAACGGCGAGCTCATCTGTTCCGCGCTGGTGGCTCGCGCCGGACGTGCCGCAGGGCTGGACTGGGCGTGCGGGCAGCCCGACTTCGAGCAGGTCACGCCCGCGATGTTGGCCCGACGGCCGGGTATGCAGCCCTGGACCTACACGGCGTAGGAGGTCAACGTGCCACTGCCCGGCGACCTCACCCTCATTACCGTTACGGGTACGTACCTTGACGGCGAAGGTGCCGCGCTCACCGGGTCCGTGACGTTCACCCCGACGGCCGACCTGCAAGATGCCACCGGCCGAGTAGTCCTGCGCGCCGCCCCGATGACTGTGTACCTCGTAGCCGGCTCATTCAGCATCGTGCTGCCGTGCACCGACAACACGACCTTGTCGCCAGGCACCTGGGCGTACATCGTCGCTGAAGGACTCGCCGATGGACCCCAGTCCCTGGCCGCGCGCAGCTACACGATTCAGCTGCCGCACACCCTCGGCGCCACCGTCGACATCACCGCCGTCACGCCGGTGAACCCGCCGCCGCCGTACTCCCCCTACTACGGCGTTCTCACCCTGACGAACATCTGGACCGGGTCGAACGACTTCACCGGCGGCATCAGCATCGGCGGCGTGCCCCTGGCAACCCCGCCGAACATCACCACCGAGTTCCTCGCCGGCGACGGCACCTTCCGTGTCCCCACCGGAGGCCCGCCAGCCGGCGCCGCGGGCGGAGACCTCACCGGGACGTACCCGAACCCGACGCTTGCCGCCACGGCGAACGTCAACGCGATCGTCCACGCCTCGCGCCTGGACCAGATGGCCGCGCCCACTGCGGCAGTGTCGATGGGCTCGCAGAAGCTCACCAGTCTGGCCGCTGGCGTTGCCGGCACCGACGGCGTCAACGTCAGCCAGCTGCCGACCACGCTCCCGCCGAACGGCGCCGCAGGCGGGGACCTGTCCGGCGCCTACCCGAACCCGGGCGTGGCCAAGGTTGGCGGCATTGCCGTCACCGGCACACCGGCGGCCGGGAACATCCTCACGGCCACGTCGTCCACGGCCGCATCGTGGGCCGCGCCGGCATCCTCACGTGATCCGTACACGGCCAAGCTGGGCCTTGTCGCTCAGCCGTTCCCTGTTGAGGCCATCAACAACGACAACCTCGGCCTCACCTCCATGTTCCTGGTTCTTGCGCTGATCCGTCCGGGCGCAGCGACCATCACGAACCTGGGGCTGTGGCTGGGCACGGCAGGATCCGGCTCGACCGGATCCAACTCGATGGCCCTGTTCTCCGAAGCCGGCGTCCAGCTTGGCATCACCGGCGACATGACCGCGGCGCTGATGAACGCGGCCAACAACGAGACCTACGTCGAGGCGCCGCTCACCACGCCCTACAGCCCCGCCGACAACACCGACTATTACGTTGGCGTGCTGTGCCAGATGTCGACCGATCCGAAAATTGCCGGATCGTTTTCCGGCTCCGGCCTTCACATCCCCACGATCAAGGGCCACAGGCCGGCGATCGTCGTCGGCGGCCAGTCCAGCATGCCGTCCAGTTTCAGCGTTTCCGGCGCCACAACTGCGGCTGCCGCGTACTGGCTCGTGGCGTCCTGAGTGCTTTCGGAGATGACTGTGCAGCCGTACCGCCAGGTTAAGCCTCACGGTCCGGAATCCTGCCGGGCGTGCGGCGAGCGGGCCCCAGGCCATCAGGGATGCCAGCACGACGGCTGCGACGAGATCGCCGAGGCCCAGCACCGCCGGCACGCCACCGATGAGGAGTACGCGGCCGTCCCCGAGGATCTGCTGCCAGCCGACCAGGTAGCGCACATGGCCGTTTTCACCTGTGGCGATCACGAACCCGACCCGATCTGCGGGCCCGAACACCACCAGGGGATGCCGCCCGGCCCGCAGGATCTGCTGGCGCTTCAATGCCCGAAGTGCGGCGCTGCCGCCGGCGTGATGTGCACCAAGGCCAACGAGAGTCCGCGCAGCGCTGTCCACGGGGACCGGGTTCCAGCGCCAGACGCTTGGCTGCCGGACCGCTGCGATCACGTGCACCGCGCCGACTGCGGAGGACTCGGCACCTGCCAGTGCAGCGCCGATGATCCAGTGCCCTCGAGAGCGCCCCGCGAGGTTTTGGCATGAACCCGGACGGGAGGTGACCCATGCAGTTGATCTGCACGAAATGCGGTCAGCAGCACCTTGCCACCGTCGGCGGCATCGGTTGCACCGGGCACAAGAAAGACGGCAGCCCCTGCCGCAAGCCGCCCATGCGCGAGCAGAAAGTCTGCGGCACCCACGGCGGTCGGGCGCCCCAGGCGAAACGCGCGGCAGCGGGACGTCTCCTGGAGCGTGAAGTCGCCACCGCCCTGGAACGCCTCGATGGCAGTCCGGTCGACAATCCGCTGACAGAGCTGGCGGCACTCGGCGGCCGGGCGCGGGCGTGGATGAACCTGATGGAGTCCCGCGTCCAGAAGCTGCTTGGCGTTGATGCCGACGACAGCAGTGAAGGCAACACCGGCATCAGGTACCGCGGCGCGGCGGGTGAACAGCTCCGCGCCGAGGTCGCCCTGTACGAGCGGGCTATGGATCGCCTCGGGAAGTTCCTGGCGGACTACGGGCGCCTGAACATCGATGAGCGACTCTCGCGGATCGAGGAGTCGAAGGTCGAAGTAATCCTCAAGGCGATAGACGCCGCCCTGGCGCAGGCTGGTGTCGTCGGGTCGAAAGCCGCAGAAGCCAAGAAGGTCGCAGCCAGTCATCTGCGTGCCGTATAGGTGACAGCGAGAGGCGGGCGGTGGACGTCCTAACCCTGGCTGCCGAACGGCTAGAAGAGCCTGAAGTAGACGCGTTCACCAAGCTTGGCTTCACGGCCAACCCGGGCCCGCAAACCCAGTTCCTGGGCCTACCGGACGAAAACCTGGACGTGCTTTACGGCGGCGCGGCGGGCGGGTCCAAGGGCGGAAGATGTCCGGACCGTGCTGCACCCTCGTATGATTCGTCCATGGAGACGAAAGTGCTCACACCGAAGGGCTTCAAGCTCATCGGGGACGTCAAAGTTGGCGACGCTGTCTGCAACCCCGACGGCACCACGGCCAAGGTCATAAAGGTTACGGACAACGGCCCGCGCCAGTTTTACAGGGTTACGCTGGCGGACGGTTCGACCGTGGAGGCCGACGACGAGCACCTTTGGGCCGTCTCGATTGCGGGGGCCCGCAAGCGGCGCGGCGATGCATCGCCACCGGCAATCCCCCGGGGGCTGCGCGCCGAGGATGAATGGAACCTGCGGGTTCAGTCACGTTGCCGAATCGTCAGCACTGTTGAACTGCGGGAACTGGTTCTGCGTGCTGCGGATGACAAGTCCCGCGGACTGCGGCCACGGCACGTGCAAATCCCGCTCAGTAACCCAGTCAACCTGACCGGGGCCCAAGGCCGCTGGGAGACGCTCAGTCCTTACACGCTCGGCGCACTTATCGGCGATGGTTCGCTGGCCCAGGGTTCGGCATCGATCTGCGGAATCGACGATGCGGTGTTCGAGCGCATCCGCAACGAGCTTCCCGAGCACTTGCAGCTCGTTCGGAACGCTGCTGACTCCAACCGCATACCGCGCTACAACATCACCCGCCGGAACGCCGTGGCGGACGAAGAGGCGTCGCTCAAGTTCCGTGCCGAGTTTGATCGACTGCTGGCTACTCGCAAGTGGCGACAGGCCGATCTAGTAGCAGCCGGAGGCGGTACACAGGCGTACCTATCGGCGCTCATGAGCGGGCGAAAGCGGCCGACAGCTGCGTTCGTCGCCAAACTTGACGCGCTGCTCAACGGGGGCGGGAGCCTGTCTGCAGTGCATGCGGACCACGCCGGAGCATCGGCTACCGATCTTTTGCACCGTGACGGGTTGGCCGGGACCCATTCGTGGGACAAGTTCGTCCCCGAGCGGATCAAGCTTGCGCCCGTTGCAGATCGGTTTGCCTTTGTGCAAGGCCTCATGGACACCGATGGGTCAATGGACGCACGTGGGCACGTGAGCTACACGACCGTGTCCCGGCAGTTGGCGACCGACATGCAGGGGGTACTGCGCTCACTTGGATACCGGGCGACGCTGAGCGAGCGACAGACCGGATACCGGGACGCCGATGGGAACTACCGCAAATGCCGTCCTGGATACGCACTGTACGTGCAGGGCCGGCACATGGATCGCCTGTTCCACATCCCCCGTAAGCGCCAACGGGTAGCACGGTTCAACGGCGGCGACGTCGAGCCCTGGCACCGTGTCGAATCGGTCGAGCCCACCGTTGTCGACAACTCGCGCTGCATCCAAGTTGACAACCTGAACCACTTGTACTTGACGGATGACTACATCGTTACCCACAACTCGACCAGCCTGCTGATGTACGCGTTGCGGTCCTGCTTCCGCTACCCGGGGCTGCAGGCATTCTGGTTCCGGCGCAGCTTCCCGGAGCTTGAGCAGTCGGTGTTGCGGATGCTTGCCCGTTACGGATACGCAAAGACGCTCGGTGGCAAATACAACGGCTCAGCCCACGAGCTCCGCTTCTCCAACGATTCGATCCTGACGTTCGGCCACGCGAAGAACGTGCAGGAAGTCTCCGCACTTCAATCCGCAGAGATCAACCTGCTTCTCATCGACGAGCGCACCACCATCCCGCCGGACGTCATTGACCAGCTGTACATCCGCGTCCGGTCCGGCGTTGCCTCGGTGCCGTGCCTCGGGATCAGATCGGCGACGAACCCCGGAGGAGTCGGTCACTCCCGCGTCAAGTCTGACTACGTCGAGGCCACTAACCATGGCGACCACGAGGTCATCGATGCCAGCAACCGGCGTCGGATTTTCATCCAGGCTCGGGTCACCGACACTCCGCAACTTGGCGAGCAGTATCGGCTCAACCTTCAAGGGCTGGACGAGAAACTCCGCAAGGCGTTCCTCGACGGCGACTGGGATGTTTTCGCCGGCCAGATGTTTGCCGAGTGGCGCTATCAGCGTCATGTGGTTGAGCCGTTTGCGATCCCGGAGACGTGGCGACGGTATAACGGCATTGACTGGGGCTGGTCTGCCCCGTGGTGCACGCTATGGGCGGCGTTGGACGAAGACGGGCGCGTCTGGGTCTACCGCGAGATCTACGCCACTTTGGTCCCCGAGGCAGAGCAGGCCGCGCAGATCCTTGGTGCTGAGGCTGCAAACGAGTACATTGCGGAGCGTTTCGCAGACGACGCCATGTGGGCGAGCCGCGGGGCCGAGAAGTCGATCGCCGCGGTGTACGAGGAGAACGGCGTCCATCTGACTGCCGCCGGGAAGGGCAGCGGGTCCCGGATCAACGGCTGGCAGCGAATCCATTCCTACCTTGCCGAGGGGCCGGCATGCCGGCTGCACCGCGATCTCGGTTGGGACAAGTGCCCGATGCTGCACGTGTTTCCGCAAGCTGAGAATCTCATCCGCACCCTTCCTGCGCTGCCACATGCGAAAAAGGGCAATCCCGAGGATGCGGACAGCGACGCCGAGGACCACGCACCCGACGCGCTCCGCTACCTCCTGATGAACATCGGCAGCGGCCCACAGTTCCTGACCCTCCCCGATCCGGTCGATCCCGAATCGCAGATCGCTCCGCTTCCGACCATCGGCCGTTTCGCCTACCGCCCGGCGGACACCGAATACGGCACCGGATGGCTGGACGACGACGAAACCCCGGTCCGCGGTGCCGTACAGCGCTCCCCGTTCCTCTGACAGGCGGGGGTAGGCAATGGCGTGGCTGCGCAACCCGTTTCGTCGCCAACCCGAGTACGTGGACGAGACGGTGCGGGCCACCCCGGCAACGAAGATCCCGGACCGCGAGGGCTTCGAGTACGGGATCCCGCCCGGCGGCCTGACCGAATACCGGCAGGGTCTTGGCCAGGCCACACAGACCGACCGCCGGTCCCTGATGCGGGAGCTGTACGACGCCTACACCACCTGCCCGTGGTCGTGGGCGTGCGTCAACGCCATCGCCCGCACCGTAACCGCCGGCGGTCTGGTCATGGACTGGGACGGCGATGACAGCGAGGGCGACAAGGCCGTCCCGGACAAGCCCGCCGAGGTTCTGGCGCTGGAGCGGCTGTTCGCGTACTGCAACCCGAAGGACGACATCCGGCAACTCACCCGGAAGATCATCATCGATCTTCTGGTGTTCGGGGATGCGTTCGTCGAGGTCGTGTGGGTCGGGAACCTGCCGGTATCGCTGTACAACTTGGATTCGCCCTCGATGCTGCCGATCGCCGACGAGCACGGCACCATCTCCGGGTACGTGCAGCTGACGGACTTCGGACAGCGCGCCGAGTTTGAACCGCGCGAGGTTATCCACATCGGCCTGGACGCGCCGCGCGGCGGACCGTGGGGCGTTTCCCCGACTCAGGCCGCACTGCTGCCGATCACCCAGTGGCTGTTCTCTGCCGCGACGGGTAAGGAGATGTTCAGAAAAGGGCTGCCTCCGAACGTTCACGTGGACTTCCCGAACGGCATGCCCCAGGCCGAGATCAACAAGTGGTTCGCGCAGTACATGCAGCAGAACGTCGGCCCG